TCGCGCAGGGCAATGTGAATGCGGCACCCCTTGTTCAGCGCCTCCAGCATCCCCAAGCCCCACACCCTCGGGCCGCCGCGTGCGTAGAACGTCGCCGCTCGCTGGGCCGCATCCAGCAGGCCCGTAAACCCCACGCGCGCAACACGTTCGCGCCAGCGCCGTTCGGTCAGGCTCTGGCCTTCCGGCAGCCGCTCCTCTAGGTACAGCAAGCCCTCAAAAATGCGCTCATGCATCGTCTTGCCTTGGCACACCTCAGTCACCAGCGGCCACATGCGGCCCAGCAGTTCCCGGTCACGGTCGGCAGCTCTCAGCATCGCCGTCAAGCACCGCACTTCGCCCGCGCCGGTCGTGCCGCTCGCCACGCGGCCGGCTTGGTGAATCAGCGAGTCCACAAACGTGGTCGTCTCATCGCCGCGCATCAACTGCGCCTTCCACTTCTCCAGGCTGGTGGGCAGGCGGCGGCCAGTATTGGTGTCGTAGAAGCCGGCCGCCTCTTCCTTGGCGCTCTCGGTCTTGAACACCAAGCACGGCATCCTGTCAATGTCGTTGCGCTTCATCGCAGCCAGCACGCGGTGCTGCCCGTCCACCACGTAGAAGCGCTGTTCGTTTTCCCGCTTCGCAACCACAATCACGCCGCAGGCCAGCCAGCTCCACTTCTGAGCAATGTTCAGAACCCGCTTGTGCTGGGCTTTGCGCTGGTAGGTGTGGTCAACCGTCAACTCGCCCTTGCTCAACCAAACCAGGTCGCCCGGCTTGTCCTTCAACTCCCAGCCGTACTGCTTCACCTTGCTGGTGCCGGTGCGGCTGTTAACTTCGTTGCTCGTCATTGCTTTCATGTTGGTTTCTCCGTTGCCGGCCTCATTGGCGGTCGGCGTGCCACTTGTGTCTCGCTTCGGAACCAGAGGGCTAACCCGTCGTCCAAGCGGACTGGTCGCCGGAGGCGCCCAGCCGCTTAACTCTGTCGTTAGGCCCGTGAACACGCGCACGAAGCTGGGCGCCTCTGGCCGTAGTACGTGCAGTCGCCTTCGTTGCAATGCGTTTGCGGGCGCGTCCAGTGCTGCCACGCTTTCCACGCGCCAGAGGTTGCCGGCGAGGAATAGCCGCCGCCCCGAAAATCGAAGTCGCAGAAGCCGTTTTTCTCGGCCCAGGCTTCAAAATCACGCCGTTGCCCATCCATCGTCGGCCTCCATCGCTGCATCCACCGCCGCACAGTAGTCGGCAAACGTGCCGTCTGCCTGCACCCATATTGGCTCGTCCACCAACTCCAACACCGTCCGACCGTCAGGTGTCGAGCGCTCGCACAGTTTCTCGGCCAGCCAGCGTCCACGCGCGGCCCACAAGGCCTGCTCTTTCGCTTCATCGCCGCGCAAGTCTTGCAGCGTCACCGTGATATTCCCGTCTGCCATGTTCACTCCTTGCCCACCCACCCAAACGTTCCGCCATCCGTAGCGCACGCCGTACACACAAGGCGCGGGTACTGGTCGCCCTGGTCGTCGTACACCACCGTCCATGCCTTGTTCTTGCACCGCGCGCACGCCAGCACTTCCTTGCCGTCCGTGTTGGCCTTGTCGGTGCGGTAGGCCAGAAACACCACTTTGTCATTCATGCTGTGTCGCGCTCCTGTTACAACGGGCCTAACCCGTCATTCGAGCCGACCGCTACGCGGCGGCTCAATTCCCACGTTCGGCTTCACTGCTGATCCACCAGCGCATCCAGCCACGCACTGAGGCTCTGGCCAGCCGCCGTCGCCAGTTCCTGCGCGCGCGCCTTGCGGGCATCCGTGGTGCGCCACTCGACGCGGGCCGTTTTGCCCTCGCCTTCGGGCAGCGGCGGCCGGCCCATCAGTGGCGCCGGCTCACGCCCGGCCAGGCCGTCGCGGTAGCCCCGGCCCAGCTCGACGCGCGGGTCACCGTTGAGGCCCGCTTTCGCCAGCGCGGCCAGCTCCTGCGGATTGCCGAACGTTTTGCCGTGGTAGTGGCGCCGCAGGCCGGTCTGATAGCCGGCTCCGTAGTCGCTGCTCAGGATGCGAGCGCGGCCCGCCAGCTCGTCGACGCCGGTGAAGGTCTTGCGCGGGTTGAACGGGCTTTCGAGCAGCTGCTCGAGCGGGATCTGGGTGATGGTGTCCATGGTCAGGCTTTCCTAAGAGTGCCGACCAAGCGGTCGACCTGGTCGAAGAGGGTGGCGTGGCTGCCGTAGTTCAGCAGCTCGGTGGTGACGGGCAGGGTGTCGCAGTGGCTCTCGCTGCTGTGCGCGCGGGCCGGCGGCAGGTCGTGCCGCAGCACGCGGACCACGACGCCGCCCTGCTGGGTGATCCAGTCGGCCTCGTTGGGGAAGCGAACGTCGCTGATGACGACGTTGTCGCCCTGAAGCTCGGGGCTGGCCAGCTTGCGTGCTGCGATGCGCAGCCAGAAGTCGGGTGCCAGCCCGCGGCCCCACTCGGTGCCCAGGCTCTGCGCCAGGTGGCGGTAGCTGAAGCCCAGCATGGTGGGTTGCTCCTTCAAGGCGCGCTCGACCATCCAGGCGCCGTCGATGCCAGCCTCGGCGAAGAGGGTGGCCACCATGTTCTGGATGGGGTCGGCAAACGCGAGCTCGAAAAAGGCGAACTGGTCCGACAGCATCGACGCAACGGTCGACTTGCCGGCCCCGGCGCGGCCGGTGAGGCCGATGAGCAGGCGGCCGGTGCTCATGCCGCCCACCTGCGTTGGCCCAGCAGTGTGCGTTCGTCGGCTTCCTGCGCCAGGCGGGCCCGGCGGGCTGCATTGAGATAGCTGGCCTCGAGTTCGGCGGCTCCCTGGGTCAGGCAGTCGCAGTCGATCGCAGACGATGGCAGGCCGGGGAGGTCGTGCACCACAAGCCAGCGGCCTGAGAGGCGGTCTTGCACGGTGCGGTAGTAGCGCTCGCTCATGGCCGCCACTCCGCGAAGGAGAGCAGGGCCAGCACGAAGAGACCGGTGCAGAACAGCACGGGAAGCCAGAAGGCCAGGTTGTCGGCCACGCTGGCCGGCTCCCAGCCCTCGGCTGCGTCGGCCGCGTCGGCGGCACTGGGGCGCTGGCATGCTTCTGGCGTCATGCAGACGCGGTCGCCCTGCTCGCAGGGCCCTGTGCAGTCGCCGTAGGTGCTGTACAGCGTGGCGTTGACCGCGGCCCTCTGCTGGGCTTCGTGTTCGGTGATGAAGTGGATGCGCATTGGTGCCTCACTGCGAAAGGTGGTGGACAAGGGTCAGTGCCAGCGCGAAGCCGATGGCGGTGGCCATCAGAACGCCCAATAGGCGGTTCGGTCGGCGGTGAACTTCGATCGGGTTGGCGTGCTCACGCGGCCATGCCTGGGCCAAGCTGCGGGGGTAGCGGCGGGATGTTGGGTAGCCGCTCATGCCGTCAATCCGGCGGGCCATACGGCGCGGGGCGAGCGATCGCGGCGCAGCGGATACGGGAAAGCCGGCTGGGCCAGCAGTTCAAGCCGCTGCGCCACGGGCAGCCGCATCACACAGGACTGGCGTTGGGTGCACTCGCCGTGCATGACGCAGCCGGTGGAGTGCTGGCACTCGCTGCGCGAACGGGTTCGGGTGAGGTCAGGGGCCTGCATGCTGCGCTCCGTCGTTGTGACGGGGCGCAGTGTAAGCGCACTTTCAATCTAAATTCAAGCGTACTTACGAAAACTTTGGCTTTTCAGTTCGCCTTGCCTCTCTGGGCGGCCGCTTCCACCATGCGGACGATGGTGTCGACTTGCAGTGGTTCTTCTCGCGCGATGACTGCCAGCGCTTCCGCGACGCGGTCCATTGCCTCGGTGATGACGTAGCGGGAAATCTGCGGGCCCTGTTGCGTCAGGAGCCATCGCAGCTCAACTCCGGTGGCGTCAGCGAAGCGCAGCAACAAATCCGACTGGATCTGCTTGGTCTTGCCCGTTTGCCATTGACTGATGGCCGCATGAGAACACCCGACTTCCTCCGCCAGCCGCTCAAGCGTCTTGCCAGACCGTTCCACGGCCCATGCAATTCGTTCAGCCAGAGAACCTAGACTTTCCACCATCGGCCATAGTTGCATGTCATTCGTAAGCTCACTTGCGGAAAGTCTGAAAGTTGACTTACACTTGGCCGATGGATGAGCATCCCGACTCCGAAATCATCAGCCGTTTAGGTGGCCCCGCCAGTGTTGGCCAGCTTTGCGACGTGTCATCGCAAGCCGTCAGTCAGTGGCGGCGCGCGGGCATCCCGAAAGCGAGGCGCATGTATCTGGCCCTGCTGAAGCCTGCGGCGTTTGCGGACGTTCGGTCGGCAAGTGGCCCAGACCCGCAAGCTGGTCAGGCTGCGGCGCAGCAAGTGGAGGCTGGCAATGCAGCGTAAGCCGCACAAACCCTTGCCGCCGTACAAGGCGCGGCTTGTGGAGAAGCTGCGGCGGCATAGCCATGCGCCTTTCGACTGGCGGCGCCCTACTGACTTTGAGAAGTACCTAGCCACGCAAGAGCAAGCTCTATTGCGGAGTCGAAGTGTTGCTGCGAAGCCTCCGGAAGGCTCGGCCGCGTTGCTGCGGCCTGATGCGCCAGAAGCTGTATGAGGACGGCGGCCTTGGCACTGTCTACAGCCATCAGCAAGGCCTGCAGGCAGGCCTGGTTCGCGGCGTCTTTGCCGATCACAAAGGCCTCCAGCCGCGCAATGCGGTCTGTGAGCTCGAGTTTGTTCATGGGTGTCCCTGCCGTGGCAGGCGTGGTTGTGGGACTGCAATCCTGCCACGGTGGGGTGCCCGCCTTTGCAGTTGCCCAGGGCCAACCCTGCAGCCTCCTCCCCTGCGGGGCCTGGGTCTTCGCCTCGGGTCTTCGGGCCCGGGGCTCTTTTCTTCGCGTGGGCCCAGCAGTGGGTTTTCATGCCCAGAGCTTGTCGCAAGTTGAACTGGTAATTCAACAGGGGTAACGATGAAAAGAACCTATGAAGACCCAGCCAACCAGCCGCTGCCGCTGATGGGCGGCGTGGTGCAGGCCCAGCGCTTGGTGGTGCCGCCCCAGGTGGTGATGGGGCTGGCCAGCTACCGCCACGCCTGCCGCCTGGCCTGGAAGCTGCGCAGCCCGCGCATCACGCAGCGCACGCTGGCCGAGCTGGCTGGGCTGTACGCCAGCCACGTGTCGGACTACTTCTGCGTGCACACCAACCGCCGCGAATTGCCCGCCAAGCACGTGGGCGCTGTGTGCATGGTGCTGGGCAACACGGTGATAGCCCAGTGGCTGGCCCAGGCCGCGAAGGTGACTCTGCTGGAAGAAATGCAAGCTACGAGGAGAGCCGCATGAGCGACATGCTGCGCAAGATCATGGGCAACGTCACCCTGCAACACGGCGTGCGGTACCTGGCCCCCAGTGGTCGCGAGTGCATGCTATGCCCCACGAGCAGCGGCAACGTGCAGGCCGAAAAGGCGCTTCTGCTTTACAGCAGCCCCGACGACAGGTCAGCGCCCAAGAGCACCGACGACGGCTTCACGCTGTCCAGGTTCAACTGGTATCTGTTGCGGGCGGTGGGCTGATGCGCGACGGCGGCGTAGGCCGGCCACAGGGCACATACGGCGGCATTGCGCTGGCCTTGCGCGATGCGGCGGCCAGCGGCCCGGCCACGGTGCGCGTGCTGTGCGAGCGTGCCCAGGTGGGCTACGATGCTGGCCGCTACACAGCCAGCCGCCTGGTGGCGGCCGGCCAGCTGGTGCCCGTTCAGCCCGGCCGCCCTATGGTGCTGGCCCAGGCGCCGGAGGGCGATGAGCTGGGCGACCACCTGGTGATGCTGCACCGCAGTTTCTGGGATCAGCCCGCACAGGACGCCGACGGAGAGCCTGCCGCGTGTCCTTGAACGGCCAGGGCGCGGGCGGCCGCAACCGCCCGCCGATCGACTTTGCGCGGCTCAACGATGCGCTGCTGCAGCAGGTCGACGCGCTGCTGGCCCGCTGGCTGCCGAACGGGGTCGAGCGCAACGGCCGCTGGTACGTGGGCGACTTCGACGGCACGGCCGGCGAAAGCGCGAATGTGAACATGACCACGGGCCAGTGGATCGACAACGCGGCGCCGCAAGAGGACGTCGGCCGCGACCTGATCAGCCTGTACGCCAGGATCCACAACTGCGGCAACGCCGAGGCGGCGCACCAGCTGATGCAGGATCTGGGCTGGGAGCGCCCGCAAGACGACACACCGCCGCCGCGCCCCGTGCAGACGCCTGCACCGGCTGCTGCCGACGCCGGCCCGCAGCAGGCTGTTGCAGGGGGAGAGCCGCCGGCCCCGCCTGCGCCCCGTGGGCGTGGTGCGGGTGATGCGGGTGGCGGCAAGCGCCCGGCCTGGCGTGCTGTGGTGCCGGTGCCCCCGCACGCGCCGGCGCCGGGCTTCACCTTTGGATTCAAGGATCAGAAGCGCGAAGCCTGGGTCGAGCTGCAGGCTGTGCGCACCTGGGAGTACCGCTTCGGAGCCGACCTGTACGGCTACGTTGCGCGCTTCGAGCGGGTGAGCAGCGACGGCGAGCTGGTGAAGGACACGGTGCCGCGCACCTGGTGCGAGAACCTGGACGACGACCGGGGCCTGCAGCGCTGGCACTGGAAGAGCTGGGAGGCGCCGCGGCCGCTGTACGTGCCCGCCACGCTGCTGAGCGACGGCAACCGGCTGCCGGTGGTGGTGGTGGAAGGCGAGAAGTGCGCCGAGGCCGGCCACCAGCTGCTGGGGCACGAGTTCGACTTCGTCAGCTGGCCAGGCGGCTGCAAGACGTGGGCGATGGCGCAGTGGGGCTGGCTGAAGGGCCGCACCGTGGTGCTGTGGCCCGACTGCGACGCCCAGCGCGAGAGGCTGAGCAAGGCCGAGCGCGACGCGGGCGTGGCCAAGGGCACGAAGCCCCTGCTGCCGGCGCACAAGCAGCCGGGCATGGCCGCGATGGTGCACATCGGCAGCCTGCTGGTGGCCGATCAGGCGTGCGCGGTGTCTATCTGCAAGATTCCCGCGCCCGGCGCTGTGGGCGACGGCTGGGACATCGCCGACGCGATCGCGCAAGGATGGACGGCCGACCAAGTGCGCGACTTCATCCGCGCAGCCGTGGCCTTCGTGCCGCCGCAGGACGAGGCGCGCGCACGCGCTGCAGCCATTTCTACCCCTTCAATAGCTGCCGCGGGGGATGGGGCTGACGACAGCCGTGGCTGGCGGCGGGGCTTGCTGACGGCTGCGAACGGCTCGATCAAGCCGGCGCGCGAGAACGCGGTGCTGGCTGTCGACGGCATGGCGCTGCCCGATGGTGGGTGGCTGCCTGGGGTGGAAGAGGCCCGCGGCGTGATCGCGTTCAACGAATTCACGAACAACGTCGAGAAGCTGAAGCCCACGCCGTGGGGAACGCCAGCGGGGCTGTGGGATGAGTCGGACGAGCTCGAGATGGGCGACTGGCTGAGCCGCGTGCACTGGCTGCCACCGATGAGCCGGCAGACACTGGAAGAGGCCGTGAGCATGGTGGGCCGGCGCCACCGCTACCACCCGGCCCGCGCACGCTTCGAGGCGGCGCGCGGGCAGTGGGACGGCGTGCAGCGGCTGCGGACGTGGCTTTTGCGGTGCTGCCGCCACGCGGGCGCGGCAGCGAAGGGCGAGTCCGCTGCCGACCACCAGGCCCGGCTGGACGACCTGGCGCAGCACGACATGCTGGGCAAGTATCTGGCCCGCGTGGGCACGTGGACGCTGATGGCGATCTGCGCGCGGGTGCTGCAGGCGGGCTGCAAGCACGACTACATGATGATTCTGGAGGGCGGGCAAGG